GAGTGCACGGCGTCACGCAGCGCCGACGTCGCTGTGTCTCTAGTGATCTCGATTCTGACCGTCATTGCGGGTACCCTAGCACCAAGCCCATCGAGCGGGCAGCCGCTGCCACGGCCACCAATCCCACGCTCGGGGCAATCAGCCTGTGGCGGCGGGCTGATTACTCATCATCATCCTGCCCTCTGCGATACAGCCTCACGCCGACGCGCCAAGCATCGTCTTGCTGCGATGTCCCGGCGAAGCCTGTCACACCAAACCAGCCATCCGCACCGCGCTCGAATACCGCCAACATCGGCGTGCGCTCGCCTGCTACGACGAATCGCGCGACATAGCGTCGACGGATCGTGGCTTGCTGCCGCGCGCCTAACCACTCCAGGCGTACCCAGATCTCGTCCGGTGCGCGGATGGTATCGGCGAGCAATCTCAGGAATTTTTCTCGCCCGCGTTTCGTAACCTTCAACGTACCTGCCACATCGAGAAACAAATCCGCACCAATGGCGATGGGCTCACCGATGACGTCACGGAAGACAATAGGTCGGTGCGCTGACGCGCCGAACTCACGCAGGAACACATCGAGATATTGTTCCTGCGTCAGCCCGGCAGACACCAGCCGATCTACCGACACCGTGCGCGGCGCTGGCAAATCATCAGGTGGCCGGCGATTCGGCAACCCGTGACCACCGGCACTGCCCGATATCGGTGGATCGGGCTTTTCGGGTGGGATAGCCGAGTGCCACCGAGCACGGCCAGGCGCGTACTCGAAGCCGGGATCGATCCCCTCGGGCACGCGCACTTCGCGCGGACCCATTGCGCTGCGCTTGCCGATCGTGACAGTGCGCTCGTTCGACGGCGGCGCCTCACTCACCGTCTTATTCATGCGCCTAAGGTCACGCTCGCTTAGCGCGCGGACCGTGCACTGGCAGCCCCATCCATTCGGCGGGAAGTGAGATTTCCACCAGGGATCATCGGCGTGGATCACCCGCCCATCCCAGCTCAAATGCTCTGGCCTCGGATGCACGACAGCATCGGAATGCACATACATCCAATACGGATTGGTACGCCGGATGCGTTGCAGCTGCTCGTAGCGGCCCGCCGCATAGCTTGTGCGTAGGTTCGTGTCATAGATGACGCGCGAGCGCCAGTTTCGGCCGCCGTTATAGTCCCATCCGTACCTCGCCACGATCGCATCGAATTCCCTGCGGAACTCTGCGAGCGTTGCGCCTTCGCTGATCGCCTTGTCGATCGCACGCTGGAAGTCGGTAAGTATCTCGTCGCGATTCGCGCCGGCCACCATGAATGCGAAGTCGTGCTCCTGCGCGTACACATCTGTCCAACCCGTCGTGGGCAGACGCAGCTTGCTCCGGAAGAACTGGATCTGCTCGGAAAATGGCAGCGAGCCATAGGTGACGGAAGCCACTTATTTTCCCTTGTAGACGATGCGCACGAGCTCCCACACCATGCGGTCGCAGTCTTCGCCGAGCGGATAGTGGGCTCTCATCGAGCTGATTCACTCAGCCGCTCGCGCAACGCATAGCCTTCGTCGACCGGCCAGCGTTGGCTCATCGCCGAATGGATCGGCGATCTTCACGGGGCAAAGCCCGAACCATCCCTTGTGTGTCCAGCTTGGCTCGATCACTGCTGCACCTCCTCGGAAATCTCGTACCGTCCCGCCAACGTCGCGGCCGTCATCGCCTCGGCCATCACATCGGCGTACTCGTCGAGGGACATCTCGGGCGCCAGGCGCAGCAAGTACTCGCGCAGCTCCTCGAGCGACTCGGCGCGATCGACGGCTTGCTTGATCTGCTCAGTCCACTGACGACCGATCGGCGCGAGCGTGCGATCGAGCTGCGCCGCCATGCGCGCGGGCGGATCGGGCTCGTTCGCGAGCTGCGCGAACTGAGTTGGCCGGCGCAACGGATCGGCGTCCGGATCGTTCGGGTCACCCGGCACCGGCTCGGGCGCGGACTCCGTCCACTCGCCGCCGTAGGTTTCCTGCACATACTTGAGCGTCGGCTTGAATCCGAGCGACTTCACCGTGGCGTCGCGATCGGCGCGCGTGTTCAGATCTTCCGGCTCGTCGGTGATGCGATACACGCGCGGCGGTCGCGCGCCAGGGAAATTCCATTCCGTCAGCCAGCGCACCGGGCCGAGATTAAAGGACTCGCAGATCAGATCCGCATCGGCCTTGATGATGTCCGCACGCACATCGCCTTGCAGCTTGTCATTGCCCAGCTTGCCGGGCGTGCCTTGCGTGCTGGCGGTTTGACCGAGCACGACCTTCTGAATCGTCGCGTCCGCCCAATCCTGAAGCGCCGCGTAGTCGCTCGTGCCGTTGCGCGCGGCCTCGAGCAGCTCGATCGTCATACCCTCCGGAATCGCAATGCCCGAATCGGTCTGAATCGCGCGCAGCGCCTGAAGTAGCCGCGACTTCTCGGTGTCTGTCGCTGTCGGACCGTACTTACCGACACCGGTCGGCGAGGCGAATTTTTCCAAAAAGATGAGCCAGAACTTGAGCCCATTGCGCTTGAACAGCACCGGCCAGTACAGCCAATGCGCCAAGCCCATGCCGTACGGCTCGTCATCATTGTCGGCGCCGGTCTGAAAATGCCAGAAGTACGGGGCTTCGCATTTGATGCCCTCGTACATGCTCTGCATCGTGAGCAGCCGCAGATCGTTCTCTTTGCCGAAGCGGAAGCGGCGACGATTGCGGACCTTGATCGCGTCGAACACGACGCGCGAGCCGTCGACACCGTAGATCACTTCGGCGGCCGAGAATCCATAGAACACGCCGTACAGCATCTTGGTCGTGAGATCGTCGAAGCCGAGCTGCTCGAGCTGCTCGCGGATGAAGTCCGCCGCCGATTTGTCGAGCGCGCTGGCGCTCGCGGCGTCGACCGACCACTCGCATCGCGTGACAGCGAGCTGACGCTGGGCGAACGTCGATTTCACCTCCGGATCGGCGAGCACCTGCTCGTAGATCGCGAGATCACCGCCGCCGCGATTGCGCAGGATCGAGTCATACGGCTGCAGCAGCGGGCCGACGTAGCCGCGTGTGATGTCGATGCCGTCTTGCGTGGTCGCAATCTCGCGATTGAGCTCGGGTCGCGCTGCGCTCATACAAACCTCATTGAAAAAAATGCACCTAACGCACTCGCGGGGCTGTCAGACACGTCGAGGCCGTTCAACCCATGCCGTCGGTGCGGGTGGCGCCGCAAACGCCGTAAATCGCCTCTCACGCAAAACCTCCGAAATCGTTCCCGCCCGCGACCGCGCCGAAGCCGACGTTGGTCATGATCGTGTGATCAAGTGGCTGGCTGTGCAGCACGGCACCGCGCGGCCCGACGGACATGAACTCGATCGGCGCGGCCGGCGAACTGGCGGCATGGATAGCGAGGCCCAGCGCCCAGAAGTGATCAGCATGGCCGGCGCCCGTGCGCTCCGCCGTGAAGCGGATGTTGCCGGCGGCCGTGGTCTGCTTCGTCACGCTGCGCAGATCGGCGCGAATCTTCGAGTCATACGGAATGCGCACGCTGCGATCCTGCATGCGGCCGCGCACCGGATAGGCCAGTGCCTCTTTCGTCTTCGGCGTGAACGTCACGGCCTCGATGCGTGTCGCGCCGAACTTCAGTTGCGCGTCGTCCGTCCAGCCGATGCCTAAGCCGGTGGCATCGATGCAAGTGCGCGCACCACGCGCCAGCCACGGCCAGATGATTTTTTCCTGATCGGGCTTCGACATGTTTTGCAGTCGCTCGATGTGGCGCGTGTAGAGCACGTCGCCCAGGCGCTCCAGCACCCACAGCACCGTGAGGTCTTTCTTGCGGCCGATGTCCAACCCCATATAGAGATCGCGGCCTTCGATGTGTTGCCACGTCGCGCCCTGCGCGTATTCGCAGGACGCGATCAGGTCGTACTCCAGAAATGCCGCATCGTCGTCGGCCGGGTTGCACATGTACTCCTGCTGGAACGACTCCTCATCCGCGCAGCCGGCCTTAACCCAATCGAAATATGCCGCCTCATCCATGTCCTGGCGCTCATCGTCCGCCGGCAGCGATTGCTGCAATTTCCACAAGAATCCTTGATCGAGCGCATCGGCCACCGTCACGCGATGCAGACTGAGCTTCTTGGGATTACCGCCCTCGCGCGCCTCGCGAATGAGCTGGTTGAAAAAGTTGTGGCTGCCGCGATGCGTGGAGATCACTTCCAGGTTGCCGCCCCAGGTGATGCCGGGATAGGCAATTGACCACAGCTTGCGCGGATCAGGATGCAACGCGAACTCATCCAGCACGCGACCGCCGCGCTTGCCAGCCTGCGCATCCGGATTGCTCGACATAGAATGGATGCGCCGATCGTTGGCGAAGCGCAGCACGTACGCCGAGTGCTTCTCTTTGGGGTCGAGCACGACCTCGCCAAGATCCTGTGCGGCGGCATGCAGTACGCCGGCTGCCCACATCTTGCAGTCCTCGACGAACAGCCGAGCCTGCAAGTCATCGCGACTGGACACCCATTGATCGTGGCGCGCGCCGCGCATCGCCGTGCGCTCGACGCACGCATACGCCGTGCTCCACGACAGGCCGATCTGCCGCGCCTTCTCCATCAGCTTCAGGCGCGAACCGTCCTTCACCCAGGCCGCCTGATACGGGAGGAACAAGCCCTCCGAATGGGCGGGCTTGTTCTTGGCCGCGCCCATCAGAGGATGCCCATGACCTTTTCGCGGATTTTCCGCGCGCCCTCATCCGACAGGCCCAAGGCCCGCGCCGCCTCGTCCACATCGGCGGCCGCCGCCTCGACCTTCTTCCGCACCTCGGCGCTCCACTTGTTACGCGCCACGCTCGCGCGCGTCAGCGTCGCGATATTTTTCGCCGCCTTGCCGAGGAGCTCCACGCGCGTGGCCGGGTCGGCCTCTTCACTAGCCTCTTGCAGCGCCAGCAACGACTCGAAGATTTCCGTCTGCACGAGCGAGATGATGGCGTTGCTGCGCTCGTCCGCGTCGTCGGGTGCGGCCTGCGCGATCAATCGCGCGGCTTCGGTGCTGGCGCGGATCGCATCGAGCCGTCGCTGCAGATTCTGGCCGTACGCGCCGACCGCAGACTTCCCGATCGCGTAGCCTTGCTCGGTGAGCCAGGCCGCGAGCTCGACGTAGTTGCGGAAGCCGTCCTCGATCAACTTTCGATCGAGCGCGGCGCGCACCTCGTCAGGCAATTGGTCGATCTTGCTACGTGGAGGCATCGCACGATCACCAATACTTCGGCGGCCGCGCGATGCCTGGATCGACATCGACGGTGTACTCGACCACGTCGATCCCGAAGCGCGTCAGGTCGGCCCACCACCGGCCATTGGGTTCCTTGCGCAGCTCCACGAGCTCACGCGCCTCGAGGTAGTCCAGCTCTCGCCGCACTTCTATCTGCGTGCTGTCTGGATACAGCGCCTGGATGATGGCGAGCAGCACCTGCTCGTACGCGCCTTGTGGCCGCGCATTGTTCAGGCCGAGCAGTAGCGTCCACCGCACCTGCCCACGACGAATCGTCTGACTATCCACGCTTGGCTCCCTGGATCTGCACCAATTTCAATTCGCTGGCGATCGCATCGAGCTTGGCTTCGATGACGGTCTGATTTCGGGTGTAGTCCTCGCGGCGGACGTAAGTCACCGGCAGCTCCGCCTTCAACGTGAGGAAGTCTTTCTCGAGCGCCCTCCATTGCTGGCTCTCGGCCTGCAGCGATGCGATCTGTTCATCGATATGCCGCCGCTCGGACATGAGCAGCAGCTTGCCCAGGCCGGTGAACAGCGTGCCGATCGCGGCGAGGCCGGCGAGCAGCTGCCAAAAATCGATGCCGAGGGTCACGAATGCATCTCCGTCCAGAAATCTTCGTGATTCAGCCCGCTCTCACGCTGGCCGTAGTACGCCCAGCCACCGAGCCGCACGCCTGCGTAGTACGCATGGCGCGCGACGAGGCCGACGCCCTCGCATGCGAGCGCGAATCGGAACAACCGATCGGCATCCTTGCGTGAGCAGAGTTGGCTGCAATAGAGCCAGTCGTGCAGCACGGCCGGCGCACGCGAAGGGCCGTTGACGTTGAGCACGGGGCGCAAGGGCTTAGGGATCGACGCC